GATATAGGTATCCTTTGATACAAATAGCTACTAACATTAAGGAAGTAGGAGAAGTAGAAGACAAGAGATATATATATTTTTATATAAAAATTATATAACTAACATAATTATCTACTAATAATGGTCGGAAGGTACAAGAAAAAAATGACAATGTCAAGTATTCACGAAAAAAAATAAAATTATGGAAAAGAAAATAACAACAGACTTAGGAAGTCGAATAACAAACTACATAAGGTGGTATCAAGAAGATTGTACAGATCCACACGATGAATTAGAATGGTTGATTAATCTTGTAATAGATGGTGGAGGTAGGCAGAAAGATGAAATGATTGAGGTGCTTGAAGCAATTAATCAAGGTTATGTACCCGATAGTAATAATAAATTTTAATAAATAAAATTATGGAAAAGAAAGTAGAACAAGTAAACAAAGAGATAGCAATAGAATCATTAAGGTCTATGTTAGGTTGGTCGGATCGGATCGGATCAGATGAAAGAGATGAGATAGATTTTGTAATAGATATATTAACTAGAAAAAAATAAAGTTATGGAAATTAAAAAACTTATAGAGAAATTAGAGAATTGTTTAAAAGATGGCAAAACTCATCTGACTTTATTAGCAAACCAAACTAATGGGGAAGATACAGATTTTGATATGCATATGAATAACTTAGAGGTTTGGAATGATAGAGAAGAAACTGCAACATTATTTATGAGCAACATAACTGAATTAGATATTAATGGAGAACCTTTAAATTAATAAAATTATGATGAAGTGGTATTATTTAAATATGAGTGATTGGGATAAAGAACCATACCAAGATCTTGTAGACAAAACAGAATGTGCATTCTGTGGAGATGTGTTAACAGAGTATAAATTTTGTTCTGATGATTGTGCGAAAGCATATTGGAACGACTAACTTGCATAAGTGAAAAAATTTTACTATATTGCATTAACTTTAAAACTAAAACTATGAACAAATTAAAAGAAATAATTAAAGAACATAACAAAGATAGCCGGAATTATCTAGATGAATTTTACAAACAATGTAAAGATAATGAGGTGGATGATCTAGATTGGGTAGAGTCGGACGATGATTACATGGACTTTATAGGGCAACAACCTATTGAATATAATAGAATATATGATATAGCTGTGTTGAATATAACGAATCAATTAATGGAAATTATTAACGATAAAAACTAAAACTATGAAACAACTACCAGAAGATATTATAGCGACTAACGATAAGATCGCAGATGCAAAAGAACTATTAAGACAAAATGGATATTACATATACTCTATGTATCATATTGAAGATGTACAATCTTATTATGAATGTACTGATGCAGAAGCTATGGATATATTAGATCAAGCATTAGACAATGATGGAACTGCAAATCAAGTATGGGAAAGTATAAGATACTTTGCTGAAGATATGGGACTCAAGGAAAAAGAAGATTAATAACTTAAAACTAAAATCATGGATATAGAAAAATTTATAGAGAAACATATATTACCATACGAGGATATTAATTTACAATTAGAATATGAAAGAGGTAATATGGATTATGATACAGAATACTTAATAGAACGAGCAACTGAACTAGGAATTAAATTAAATAACTAAAATTATGGACAAGAAAAAAACTGCCTATCAAGATATAGTGGACAAGATCCACTACTACATGGAAAACCCACACAAAAACCCTTATGATGTATTTGATTACGAGGGAGATGAGGTTATACTAGACTCAAATGGAGATCGTGTTGCCGGTAAAAACTTAAATAGAAAGAATTGGTATTATAATAAAAACAAATAAAATTATGGAAACAAGAAACGATTTAGATTACGCAAACTCTCAGCCAAATGAGAATGAATTAACAATGGAAAAACAATTAGCTTGGTTTAATCACTTTGTTGACTATGTCAATCAAGTAGATCCAAACATATATAATCAAGCATGTGAATACTCTGACAACGCAGAGGAAAGTGTATAACAATTAAAACTAAAATTATGAGTAAAATATATATAGAAAATTCAACATTTATGGAGTACATAGATGAATTAGCAACACAAATAACAGAGATGAATTTTGGTGCAGATACTTGGGAAGAAAATCAAATGAACACAATGGTTTTTACAGATGAGGCACAAGATTATTATAATGAGATGTATGATGAGTACGAAACACTAACTAACAATATGTTAGGTGTGTATAGCAATACTGAATTAGACAGTCTGGAAGATGTTGCAAAAAAATATAGAGAATTAAAATTAAAGAAATAAAATCATGTCAGATAAAACAAAACATACATACGAAGATACATTCAAAATAGATGTTAAGTATACATATGACAGGAAACATAATAAAGTTTATGATATACAATCTATTAAGGAGAATTTCAATTTATTATTAAAAAAGTTAAAAAGATGAATATATTTATTAAAGCCACAATGTGTTTAGTGGTATTATATTTGTGTATATTTATAACTATATTTAGTTATGTTGTAGCACTATCACTATATACACAATTAATACTACCGGTAATAAAACTTATTAAAAGAATATAATATGGATAGTATAGCATTTAGGAGGACACATGATCTTAAGTTTTCAGTAGAGAGGATAGGTAAGAAATCAAGCTCCTGTCAAGATTATGTGATTGAAAAAAAATTACAAAGAATAATCAAAAAGAGTATTAACGATCAAGAAACTATAAATTCTTTAATAGGCAGAAAGGGTTTTGGAAAAACTAAAGAATCTGTTATTGAAAATATAAAAATAGTTATTCAAGATAAAATAACATCATTAAATGGCGAAGAGATTAAGCACTATATTAAAGAATTACAGAAAGTTCCTGTTTCGAGTTGTATTAAGCAAATTAGAAAAAAATACTCATAGCTTAGATGTGTTAGTAAACCATACCGAAGAAGATGATTTGTATCAATATATATTTGAGGATAATAGAGATATCAATAAAATAATACCAAAGAATTGCAACAAAGAGTTTTTAGAAGTATTACAACACTTGCTTAAGCATTATGAACAAGATCAGGAATTTGAAAAGTGTCAAAAGATTTGCGACTTTATTGATCAATGGGAGTTATAATATCAATCGGCTCTGCGAATTATTTTGAAAAAAACTTTCAATAATAGTAGGATTGTGAAAATTATTTACTATATTGCAATTAGAATTAACTTAAATTAAATTAAAATGACGAAACTTAAAACAATAAATATCAAAGGAAAGAAGTATGTAGAGGTCAATGAAAGACTTAAATACTTTAGATCAAACTACCCTAATTATTCACTGACAAGTAAGATAACACATATAGACTCAGAGATGGTTGTGATACAATCAGATATATTAGATCCTGAGGGTAATGTTAAAGCGACTGGTCATGCACATGAAGAGAAGTCTGCTAGTTTTATTAATAAGACGAGTTATGTAGAAAACTGTGAAACATCATCATGGGGTAGATGTTTAGCTAACTTCGGTATAGGTATTGATGAATCGGTAGCTTCAGCTAACGAAGTAGACATAGCTATTAAGAAACAAAATACAAAACCATCTAAAAAGAAAATGACTATAGAAGTTTATCAAGCTATGATGAAGTCTATAAAAGATGGTAATAAAGATCTTGTTGCCGAGCATATGAATAAATATGATATGACTAAGGCTCAGAAGGATGCAATAACTAAAACTATTAACGAAACAGCTTAGAACTTATGGATGAAATAATAAAAAAGTTTGCCTCTGACGAGGTTTACTACAGCGACTATTCTTTTGTGACTAATTCACAATTAGGATTAATTAAAAGAAGCCCAGCTACTTATCAATACTACAGGGAAAACCCTAGTGATAGACCTATGACTAAGGCACTTAATTTTGGTAGAGCATTTCATATGTGTATGCTTGAACATGATAAGTATAAAAAAGAAGTTGTGGTGGAACCTGATGTAAATAAAAGAACTAAAGCCGGTAAGGAGGAATATCAAAAGTTTTTAACTTTACATGAGGGTATGACCATACTGTCTAATGATGAGAATGAATCTTTAATAGGTATGAGAAAAAAGTTAACATCATCTAATGAGGCTATGGAATTATTGTCAGGTGGATTGGCGGAGCAAGTTAATGTATGGAATGATCCATCAAGTAATGTAGCTTGTAAGGGTAAAGCTGATTACTGGAACAAGAAGAAGAATATTCTTGTGGATATAAAAACAACTCAAGACTCTAGTCCTGATGGATTTAGGAAGTCTGCATATAAATATGGGTACGATAGGCAGGCTTCATTTTATGCTGATGGATTTGGTGTGGATCAATTTTGGTTTATTGTCATAGAGAAGTCTGCACCTTATAATATGGCTATATATGAATGTAGCCCAGAGTTTATGGAGGAGGGCAGAATGAAGTATAGAAAATTATTAGACATGTATAGCTTATACTTTATTCAAAAGCTTTTCGATCCATATGAACACGTATATACAGGAACATTATAAAAAATAAAACTATGAGTAAATTATTTAAAACATTAAAACAAAGTAAAGTGACAAAGAATAAGGTTGGGGAGATAACAGGATTATCTATACCTACAGTCAGAAAGTACCTTAAAAACCCCGACCTATTCTCTGTTGGAGATGGTAAAAATATTATAAAACACTTAAACACAAAGAATTATGAGTACACTTTTGGAGAATTATTTAACACTAAAGAATAGCTTTAGGGACAAGTCTTTTAGCAACACACTTCTTCTTATATGTGAAACATTCAAAATAACACCTAATCAAATAATGGCTAGTGGTGGTAGAAAGAGAAGTTTTGTTCAACCTAGAAATATATTATGTTATATGATGTATGGTAGACTGGACTATAGGTTGGAGGAAATAGCTGAAAGAGTGGGGTATAAAAACCATACCTCCGTTATTCATGCTTTAAACATGCATGGAGTTGACCTTAAATTTGATATGGGTTATGCAGAAAAATATCAGACGATTGTGGATGGTCTAGTAATAGAAGATCCCCATGAGACTGGTGTTGACTTCGGAAATACCGAAGGAACTTTAAAGTCTTTTCATTATAAAATTCTAACTATAGAAAGTAGAATGGAAGCTTTAGAGAAGTTTATTAATTAATTAACTAACTAAAATTATTTTATTATGGAGAAATCCGAAAACATTTACTGCGGAAGCGGTACAGAGAAGGTCTTTGATGAAGGAAGATCTCTTGTTAACTTTTCACTAGATCTAGCAAAATTGAAAGATCATGTGTATGAGTATAACGGGAAAAAGTATGTTAATCTTACTATGGGAGCAAACAGAGATGGTGCTAACGAGTATGGTAAAACTCACTATGTTAAAATAAATACGTTTAAGCCAGAGCCTCAGTCTGAGTCGAAAGATAAGAAAGAGGAAGCTTTACCGTTTTAATTTAACACTTATGGAGGGGGAGTACGGGGGTATATCCCTCTCTATATAAAAACTAAACTATGTATTTAAAAATATCTGAACACACATCTATTGACAGTAATTCTGTATCTGGTTTTTCCTGTGAGGGAAGAATACTATATATTATTAGAAAGAATAATGATAAACCTTTAGATATTATATATGATACGGAAGAAGAATGTAGCCAAATATTTCGAAACCTAAATAATCATTTTAAGTGTAAGGATCTAGTCACACTATCATCAAACACAAAAACAAAAGAGGATAAAGAAGTAAAGTTAGCTATGTTTAAAGTGTTTTGGACTTTATACAATAAAAAAACCGGAATGCAAAAATGTCAAGATAAGTTTCTTAAATATAGTGTAGCAACAATGCAAATTATAATAGACGCTGTACCTACATATGTTAAAGAGACTCCTGATCCAAAGTTTAGAAAGCACCCACTTACTTGGTTGAATGGAGAATACTGGAAGGATGAGAAAGTAAAAGAAGAAGAGAAAAAGAAACAAGAATTTAATGTAAACGATTTATTTAAATGAGCCTAAATAATGATAGAATACGAATTAATAAAACACAAGGAGAAGTAAGATATGTATGTTATAATTGCTCTGATGACCGTAAAAAGTCTAAAGAAAAATGTTTAGCTATAAATGCGGAAACCGGAGCATACATGTGTCATCACTGCTCAGATAGTGGTATTATTAATCAATACAAAACATACGAAAAACAAAAGGATATAGAATATTCTAGACCTGAAATGCATAATTCTACTGGGTTGTCAGATGAAATGGTAGACTGGTTTAGATCAAGAGGTATATCTCAAAAGGTTTTAGTTAAGAATAAAATAACACAAAAGAAGGAATATATGCCACAAGTATCTTCAAATAGAAATGTAATATGCTTTAATTATTTTAGAGAGGGAGAACTTGTGAATATAAAATACAGGGACGGAGAAAAAAACTTTAAACAACACAAGGATGCTGAGAAAATATTCTATGGATTAGATGATATAAAAGATCACAAGGAAGTGTATATAGTAGAGGGAGAGATGGATAAGCTGTCTCTAAACGAAATAGGAATAGAAAATTGTGTGTCAGTTCCTGATGGAGCTCCTAATCCTGGCACTAAAAACTATGATAATAAATTCTCTTACCTAGATAACTGTTGGGAATATTTTCAAGATATGGAGAAGATATATATATGTTCAGACAATGATACTAATGGTAGGGTATTACTAGAAGAGCTCAGTAGAAGAATAGGTAGGGAGAGATGCTATATCGTTAAGTTTCCGGATGAAATAAAAGATGCTAATCAAATGTTGATTGATCAAGGAGTATTAGCACTTGAAAAGATAATAAAAGACGCTGAACCATACCCTGTAGATGGTATTTTTACTGTTAAGTCTGAGCAGGATTACATGATAGATGTATTTAATAACGGTAAAAAGAAAGGGTTAACTACGGGATATCAAGTTTTGGATAACCATTATACCCTCAGAACTTCAGAATTAGATGTGTGGACAGGAATCCCCGGCTCAGGTAAAACAATGATGGCTTTGCAGATAATGTTAAATGCCTCTGTTTTATACGGGTGGAAGTGGGGAATATTTTCTCCAGAAAACTACCCTGTGGGAGACCTGTTCGACACTCTAGCTGAAATGTATATAGGAAACACATCAGATATAGATGTTAATGATAGAATGACAATATATGAATATGAGAAAGCTATAGACTTTTTACACAATCATTTCTACGCTATATACCCTGAGGATGATTTTAGCCTTGACAACATACTATCTAAGTTTAAACATTTAGTGTTGAGGCATGGTATAAAAGGTTGTTTGCTGGATCCGTTTAATCAACTGGATCATAAGTTTGGGGGTAGAGATGAAACAACATATATAGGGGAGTGTTTAACACAGATAAGAAGATTTGAACAGGTAAATGATTTAAAGTTTATTATCATAGCTCACCCTAGAAAAATGGACAGAGATGACTCTGGTGGTTATAAAAAACCTACAGCATATGATATTAGCGGTAGTCAAAACTGGTTTAACAAAGCTGATAACGTTATATGTATACATAGAGATGACTCCATGGATATTAATAATACTTCAGTTGCTTTTAGTGTTCAGAAAGTTAAGTTTCAAAAGCTAGTAGGGGTTCCGGGGGAAGAGTCTTTAAAATATGACAGAAGATCTGGAAGATATTTGGACCACCACATGAGCTGTCCTTTAGATGGAGTTAGTCAAACACAAAGTTTATGGAAGAGACAAACTGAGTACAGTGTAGAACAGGAATGGATAAATAGAAAAGATTTAGATTGAGAAAAACAATATACCTATTAAAATTAAAATGTTATTATCAGAATGTTAATTATAATAAGATTGGTAAAAGACTGGTTAGTAAAAATAAAAACCAAATTTTAATAGATAGATGCTTTACTGAAGGGAGTATAAAAAACATAAAGAACTGTAAAAGATCTATGGATAAAATACGTTTTGATGTAAGTAAGAAAACTAAAAAGGAAGTTGAGATAACTATAGAGGAAATAATAGAGTCTCTAGAGTTGGGTTTAAGTAACGATATATATTAACTAAAATTATTAATTATGAAGAAAGTGATTTTTATAGCATTTATACTGACGGGTCAGTTGTTTGCACAAATTGAGAACGGATTATATTATTCTGAAAATATTTATAGATCTGACGTAGATAATTACAAAAAATATAATACTATTGAGATGGAGACAGCATCTTATTTAAATATCACCAGTAATGGAATAAGAATATATCCAGAGAATGGTATAGGTATTTATCAAGCCTGGATAGATATAGGTATTTTCTCAGAACATTATACTTATCTATTAAACAATGGAAGTAAAATATGTGTAGGACCAGAAATAAAAGGAATATATTATTTTTATGAAAATGAATATGATGTTCTTGAATATAAAAAGTTAATAGAATTTAGGAATATGAAAAAGATTTCTAAGTCTGAAACTGGAAATTATATAATGGAAAGATAATGAAAAGAAAAAGAAAATACAATAAAAAGGTAAGGAATGCTACAGCCACTACTTTTAATGGCGTTAAGTTTAAGTCAAAGTTAGAAAAGTTTACATACCAATGCCTGAGGGTGGCTGGCATACCTTTTAAATATGAAGAAGATAGATTTGTTTTGATAGATAAATTTATATACACAGGAGAATGTATTGAGAAGAAGAAGAAAAAGGGGAAGAATGTATTTATAAAATCTTCTGAAAATATATCTCAAGCCACTTATCTTCCTGACTTTACTAATCTTGAGCAAGGATGGATTATAGAGTGTAAAGGTTTAAGAACAGAGGCGTTTAATCTTAGATGGAAATTATTCAAAAACATGCTTGCAAAACAGAAAAAAAGTTACGATCTTTATATGCCAGGGACTCAAAAACAAATAATGGAAGTTGTAGAGAAGCTGAAAGAAAAATATACAAGAAAAGAAAGACGTAATGATACTAGGAGACATATTTAAAAGTTTAATAGGTAATGCATCAACCATAATAGATGAGTGCGTAACAACAGAGGAGGAAAAGTTATCCTTAAAGCTGAGAATGAAAGAGCTTATAGCTAAGTCTCAGATGAATGCTCAGGAGCAAGTTACCAGAAGGTGGGAGGCTGATGCTAAAGCTGGATGGTTACCAGCTAATATTAGACCTTTGACTCTAGCTTTTTTAACGATAATGTTAGTAGTCATGTCATTCTTTGACGGTAATGTAGGGGAGTTTAAAATGAACCCAATGTATGGTCCAATTTACACCCAACTCCTACTTGTAGTATACTCAGCGTACTTCGCTGGTAGATCAATCGAGAAAATTAAAAATAGTAAAAATAATAATAAAAATAAATAAAATGGAAGCTAAAAAATTAGAAGAAAAAGAACTTAACGAACTTAAAGAATTAAACCAAGAGAAGAATCAAATAACTATAAATTTTGGTAGATTAAAAACAGATCTAATCATGGTTAAGGCTCAGTTGGATAGACTTGAAAAGATGGAAGAAGATATGGTTGCTAAATTTAAAGGTAACGAAACAAAAGGGAATAAGATGGTGGAAAAGATGAAGAAAAAATATGGAGCTGGAACTATCAATATTGATGACGGAACATTTATTCCTGAGGAAAAATAAAGTCTAAGCTATAAAACAATAAACCCATCAGAAAGATGGGCTTATCGAAACTTAAACTAAAACTATATAAACACGAATGTGTAACACATATTCAATATACAAATATTTATTTGGTTTTTACAAGTTTGTTGGAAAAAAAATATTAACAACTAATTGGTGAAGAGTGTGAATCGAAGTCTATATATGTTATTGTTACACTATCATCACACTCAATAGCCTTCATAATATATTCATAAACTCTTTTGTAAGCTTGGGTAGATTTACCTATAAAACCGTCCTTCTTGATTTGGTTATTCTCCTGGGAGTCCCCAACAAGTAGACACCCAGCTGTGTGTTCATCAGTATTACCACAATGAATGAGAATGTAATCAAAGCCAGGAACATCAGTAACATGAAGCATGCCACGATGCATTTTACCAAATTTCTTAGAATATCTAGCGTGAAACCCGCCAACATCTCTAATCTTAATATTATAAGATCCCGCTGGTATACGAGTTTCACCCCTAACTTTTTTACTTCTTTCCTCATCCTCTAAGGTATAACATAAGAATTTCTTTCCATCTAACTTATTGCTAGAGTCAAATAGAATCCCATTTGTAGAATCGGACTCACTAGAAAATCTTAATACCTCAAGTTCCATTTATGCAGAGATAAACATCATATACTCTACAGTCATAGTAGTTCCTACACTTGGTGTATAAACAAGATCATTTGTATCATCGTGTGTACTCCAAGGCATAAACATCCAGTCTCCAGCGTATAATCTACCCATCACTTCTCCATTAATCTTAACAGTAATAAACTCTGATCTAGTTGTAGAACAGTTTTTAACGTAGACTTTATGAGCTTTATCAGCTCCATAAGTTGTAGCTGGAGTTGCATCAAACAAGGTAACATCAGCAGTTGCT